ACAGTAAACTGGACGAGGCAATGATATTTCGTAGAGACCCGAAGATAACCTTCACAACATATCCTCACTTAAAAGACGTTATTCCCGACCCTGTCCCCGCAAGGACAGTGATGCCGGAATGGTTCAAGAAGTTGAAGCCTTTTGTAAACGACAACATAAAAAGTAAAACCATAAAACGATGTCCTCCATTCATTGATGTCCTACAAACGGGATGGTTAATCGGTGCTCCCGCGGATGTTTATCTGAATATTTCAGAAGACGGAGCAAACGTGTCTTGGGAGTCAGAGTTTTCTGAAGCCGTATTTGAAGAACACAGTCATGCTCAAATAGTTGGTCACTCACAAATACCCAAGCCTCCACTTAAGTTTATTAACTACTGGCAGATAACTACGCCCCCGGGCTGGTCCTGCATGTTTGTGCCGCCTGTAAACCGTGACCTGAAATACTTCGAAGCTATCTCCGGCATCGTAGACACAGATAAATATTTTGAGTACATCAACTTCCCCGGCTTCCTAATACCGACAGAAGGCAGTATAATGATCCCACGTGGAGAGCCTATTGTTCAGGTAATCCCGTTCAAGCGCGGTTTTGGCAAAAAAGCAGAAGTACGTGCGATGAATGAAAAGGAATTAGACAAGTTGGATTTTACGCGGCGCAGGCGCAGCAGCAAAAACAGCTTATATCGAGATACAATGTGGGTGAAAAAATGAGCAATCATAACTATAGGATTATCGACTTCGACGACAGTACAGATGAGTTCCTTATCGAGTACACCAGCGGCAGCGGAACTAAGACGATGCTGGTCCCAGCTTCTACAAACGACGACAACAGTATCGACACAGAAAAGACAAAAGTTGATATTAACAATCGAATTATCGCAGAAGAAAAAGCACCGTCTAAAGCCGTTGTTGATGGCGCAAGGGGTTTGATTGGCTCTCAAGGAGTTGTTGATACAGGTGTTGTTATGACAGTTGGGGATGACTCTCAGGAGTCAACAGAGTCAGAAAACGCAGAGGAAATCTAGTTGTGACAACTGCTTCCAGCATTTCTCAGTACATGGTAGGCGAATACAATAATGAAGTTCGTGTTGGTTTAGCGTATCCTTCAACAAGCGGTTCTTTTTTAAGACGAGATTCCTTGGCCGACAGCATTCATCAAGACAACAATCCTGTTTATCATGAGTCTTATAACCATGTTATTCGCAACAAGAATGGTAATTGTTTCTTTAGCGGCGACTGGGAAATAAAAATGGAGTGGGAAGAGGGGCAGTTTACAGAAGATCAAATTGACAACTACATACAGTTAATTTCTCCTTTTCCTCATCCGGCCATGTCTTGTACTAAGGACATGTCAGCCAATAGTTTAAGCATTAACCTACATGGGGCAGATGAAATTTTGAACGATTGGGGTCGTTATCAACCAGACTGGTTGTTAGCGACGGCTAAAGGCAGCATTGTTTCAAAAAGTGATGGCGGTCAATTCTACTGCATTCAGGTATTAAATAACCGCTACGACGACTACACAATCGAGACTAAAACAATTAGGGCTGGTGCCTCAGAAATGATTTCGAAAGAAGGAACAGAACATTGCTTTTTGCTATTTACAGGTGATGTAATTAAGGAAGAAACTACTCTAAACAAACACCAAGCATACCGGATTACAAGCCCAAGCGTGACTGTTACAAACGCTTCCAGCGCAGACGACATTCGTGTTTTAAGACTTTATCGATAGGAGAAACGTTGTGTGGAACTTAGCAAAAATCATTAAGGCAACAGCGATTGTGTGCGATCGTAACCGCTCAGATCACTATTCCTATGAGGAGACAACTGAGGCCATACAAGAGTTGAACACTCAAATGGCAATCCCCAGTGTTTTTAGACTTCGCAAAAAATTTGTCATGGGTCATGAGCGCGGAGTTGATATTGCCCTTGCTCGAAAAGACAAGCACTTCGATTATCAGTCAAAAAAAATTATTCCTGTGATTACAGATCAGAGCTACATGGAAAGCCTGCCTGTAAATACAGTCGGAGCTAGTTACGGTCACCTTATTAAACAGTGGTCTTTTTTCGATCTTTGGGAACGTCGCTTAACAGAAGATTCCAAAGCTTCGGATACTATTCCGAACCCCCTTATGGCGGCTTTCTGGACTAATATTTCTCGCCACATATTTATTTCCCATGATTTTTGGCACGTTATGGCACGTTATGATACTTCGCGTCTCGGCGAGGCATGTATTATGGGCATCACTCACACAGCGATTAAAGTCACGGGGGCGTGGTATATTGCTCACGCTATCGCTGCCAAGATGTGTTGGGAGTATAAGTCTATTCTTCCGTGGAAAGCCGTACGAGAAAGTATTCGTATTGGCAATGCTATCAATCGCGATTTCTGGTACCTAAATCCATTGGAAATTATAGAGGAAGATGTTGAGAAAGCTCGTGAAAAGTACAACGTAGGTGTGTGCGAAGAGTTCATTAGGTTTAACAACACTTTTAAGGAAGAGTTTCGAAATGACAACGTACATCCAGAATACAATGATCCAAAGACTCAAAAGCTGGTCGCTCAAGAAATTTAATCAAGTCAAACACAAGCGTTGGTTTCAAGTTCTTGCCGCATTGTTTATTGTTCGGTGGCTTTTCCGATTAGCGGTTTTGGCATACATAGTATGGTTTGCTTCCTCGAATAACACCTGGGGGCTGTAGTCTAAATGGCCCCACCTGATCCTTTGTATTGGTTCTGGTCGAAAGAACTTTCAGGCCAGACCTGTGACAGCATACTTTCTATCGCGCAGAAGTACGAATCTCAAACTGCCGTAGTGGGTGTAGCAGAGGGCGCAGCCGTTGTTGAAGACGTTAGAAAGTCAACCGTTCGTTGGATAGAGGACAATTTCGTACGATTCGCAGTTCAGGGTTTTGCGATTGACGCTAATAACTCTGCGTGGGGCTTTGCTCTAAACAGCATTTCTTCTATTCAGTTTACGGAATATACCCCCGACCAGCATTACGATTGGCATACAGACTGTTTTAGACACGAAGATGAAATGCGAAAAGTCAGCATTGTTATCCAACTTACCGACTCTAAAGACTACGAGGGCGGCGACTTTCAGTTTCGACACAGAGAGGGAGAGATAGAAGACTGCCCCGCCCTAAAAGAACGAGGCACTGTTTTGGTCTTTCCATCTTGGGTTGAACACAGGGTCACCCCTGTAACTAAAGGTAAAAGGCAAACACTGGTTGCTTGGATGTCCGGCCCTGCTCTGGTATAATCGAGCATGGCGTTTTCAAACAGAGCATTTTCGGAAGTTACTTTTGGCGGATTGGGTATAACGCCCGATGTCCTCGTTGTGCCTACTGGTGTAAGTGCCACGGGTTCCGTGTCTCAACCCTCTGTCGTTGGTGAAGGTGAGTTCGCGGTTACCGGTCAAGTCGGCACTGGTCAGGTTGGTTCAGTGATTGTCGCCGCTGCGGCGGGTGTTCCCGTAACACTGGCCGCTATGACTGGAAGTGTTGGTAACGAGTCTGTTAGTGAAGGAACGGGTGTCACTGTTTCTGCGACTGGTGTAGCCGGGACAGCAACACTTGGCGATGAGGTTGTTGTAGCTAATGCTAATGTTTCAGTCACAGGAGTAAGCTCAACAACATCCCTCGGCACAGTGAATCAGGTCAGTGTGTACAAATTGACGGGCGTTTCAGCTACGGGTCAGGTTGGGCAACCCACTCTTTGGACTCGTGTAATTACTGGTCAAGATCCAGAACCAGTGTATAATGACGTTGACGAAAATACATCAAATAACTGGACGACGGTGAGCACCCCGTCCAGTAATTGGAATGAGGTAAGACCGTAATGGCTTCTACTTACAGTAATCTTGGTATCGAACTTATGGCAACCGGTGAGCAGGCCGGTGTCTGGGGTACGACTACAAACCGAAATCTAGAGCTTATCGAGCAGGCAATCGGCGGGGTTGCTACTATCGCAATTACCGCAGGAACAACATCCCTGTCCATTCCGCAGGGCTCTTTGGACAATGCTCGTAGCGCAGTTCTCAAGTTCACCGGTTCAACAGCCTCTACCATCACAATCGGCCCGAATGATGTAGAGAAGGTTTACTTCATCCATAATGCTTCTTCTGCGGCTCAGACTATTAAGCAGGGCAGTGGAAACACAGTTGCTGTGTCGCCTCTCTCTTTTAAGATAGTCTACTTAGAAGGAACTGGATCTGGAGCCGGGGTAGTTGATCTATTGGTTGCTCCCGACGGCGGTTTTACATGGAACTCTACCGACATTACAGGCAATACAACACTGATTAAAGGTACAGGGTATTTTGTAAATACTTCTGGTGGTGCGGTAACACTTACGTTACCTGCTTCCCCGAATCGTGGCGACACCGTCAAGATTATTGACTTAGGAAGTGCTGCAACTAACAACATCACGGTTGCACGTAACAGTGAAAAGATTCAAGGATTATCGGAGGACATGACCGTATCGACAGATGAAGCAGCTTTCGGGTTGGTTTACAGCGGTTCAACAAACGGCTGGCGTTTGACGGAGGTCTAAGTGGCTACATACTCCAAAATCAAAGGTGATACCGCTCTCTACCTTCCGGTAGGGACAATTATGCCTTGGTCAAAGGCCAACGTTCCGGCAGGCTTTTTGTATTGCGACGGATCTTCCGTCTCACGAACTCTTTATGCTGATTTGTTCGCGGTGATTAGCACGACCTTCGGTAGTGTGGACAGTAATAACTTTAATCTGCCTGACTTCCAAGACAGGTCTGCTATCGGCGCGAGTAACAACCGAGCGTTTGCTTCGAAGAACAGCGCAGCTTTGGCGGGTCAAACGCCCAATATTACTTTTGCTTCAGCGTCTGTGTCAGTCACTTCGAACCACAACATAGCAACAGCAAACCAAGACGTTGATATTCCGGCGCACACTCATTTCACTGTTGCTGATAATGACTTAAACGAAGTAAACGCTGTCGGGGGCAACGCCGCATTGCCAGGTAATGTGGTGACCAGTGATACTAGAGTTGCTCGTAGTGCGGGTAACTCTCAAGGTAATACCGACTTTAAGTACAGGCTGGAGAAAACAAACGGGGCCGCTGACGTGGGTCTATCCTCCGTGACTGGGACAGGTAACGGTTCTCATTCTCATTCCGTTAACGGTAATATCACGTCTAATTTTAATCAATCAAACCTAGCTGCCAATGCCAGTGCTGTTGATATTGAAAATCCATACCTTGCAATTCGTTACATGATAAAGTTTTAAGATGAGATATAACGCACGATTAGGAGACAGGTTTTTGTGGACGAGCGATGGCTCTAGCTTTTCGTTCCTTACCATTCATTGCTATAGTGCGCGTGACGGACAAGACGAAGAGTTTACTTTGTTTTTTGATCGTTTCCCCGAAGGCACAACTCGTGTCAGTTACGACGAAGATAGCGGCACAGGTATATACTGCATCAATGGCGGAGAAGAGATAAGCGAAGACGGTGACTTGCGGTGTAGTCATCTAAAGACGATGTTTGAAAGCAATGTCGCGATGTTGGAGCACATGGAAGATGAGTAGTTACGGACAACTAAAAAGAGACGCTGCAATTTTTGTCCCGGTTGGGCTCATAGTTCCTTGGACAACGGCAACTGCTCCTAGTGGTTTCCTTTTGTGCGCCGGACAAGAGGTTTCACGAACTGATTACGCTGCGTTATTCGCTGTAATTAGCACTACATATGGCTCGGGCAACGGCAGTAGCACTTTTAATCTACCTGACCTCGCTGGTAAGCAGGTTGTTTTTGACGACGGCAACACCACCCTGGCAGCGAATGCCGGTGCTGCTTCGGCTACAATCAACACAAATATTAACACGGCATCAGCGAATATTTCTTCTAATGTTAGCGGTAACACTAGCAATTTTGCCTTAACGCCAAATCACCTACCCGCACACACACACAAAATGTTTGGCGGAAACACTAGCAGGCCCGGCAGTGGATCGGTTATCTCAACTCCCAACAAAAACGTAGTGTTTGAGGGCTCTGGCGGTAACGCAGGTTATATCATGCGTTCTGACCCAAACAACGCCACAGCAACGGGTGGTAACACAAGTAGTGTTTTTAATGGTAACGCAAACAATGGAGCTAATCATGCCCACGGGGCAGGAAACCTAGCTGTCGCCTCTAATTTTGGGGGAACCATCAACGCTACTACCGATAATGTTAGTTCGTTGCTGTACACAAGTCTTATACTTAACGCGATTATAAAACACTAGGAGTGTCACATGCCTTTGATGAAGCTCCAGTTCCGGCCCGGCATCAACCAAGAAACCACTCGTTACATGAACGAGGGTGGCTGGTACGACTGCGACAAAGTTCGCTTTCGCTACGGCGTGGCTGAAAAGATTGGTGGCTGGACGCGTTACTCTGCTACGACCTTTGAAGGCATTTGCCGTAAGATGCACAACTGGGTTGCGCTAGATGCTTCCAATTACCTAGCTCTTGGCACACATCTGAAGCTCTATATTGAAGAAGGCACAAACTACAACGACATAACCCCTGATCGTAAGTCATCAACTTTGTCTTCTGGCTCCTTGTCAGCCACTAGCGGTAGCGCAGTAGTTACGATTACCGACAATGGTCACGGTGCAATCACCAACGACTACGTGATTATTTCCAGTGCCACAACGTTTGCTGGGATTCCAGCCGCTGATTTGAACAAAGAGCATATCATCACTCGCGTGGATGGTAACACTTTTACAATCACTGTTGCCACGACTGCCACAAGCACAGCTACCGGGGGCGGTACACCCACACTCACTTATCAAATCAACACCGGTCTTTCTACGATTACCGGCGGTACCGGTTGGGGTGCCAGCACGTGGGACGGTGAGACTGCCGACGATGCCACGACAACCTTGAACGGTGCTATCACAAACAGTGCCACAACAATTACGCTGACAGATGCCTCAAGCTTTCCCTCTGCTGGGCAGGTTCGTATTGGAACAGAGCTCATCAACTACACTGGTAAAAGCGGTAACAACCTGACCACGTGTACTCGTGGTGTTGAAAGCACAACCGCTGCCGCTCACTCGAACGGTGCAACCGTTGTTGCCACCACTAGCATGGTTGCTTGGGGTGAAGCTGCAACAATCTCTGTTACGTCTGGGACAGAGGCGCGTTTGTGGTCGTTCGACAACTTTGGTGAAGACCTGATTGCCAATGTGCGCGACGGTAACATCTACTACTGGGACAAGAGCAATGGCTTGAACAACAGAGCCGTAGCTCTCAGCACATTATCTGGGGCAAGTGGCACACCAACCGTCGCTCGTCAGATTATTGTTTCTGACCGTGATCGCCACGTAATTGCTTTTGCTTGTGACCCGACCACTGATGTCGGTACGCAAGACCCCCTTCTCATCCGTTTCTCTGATCAAGAGAACGCTGCTGACTGGACACCTACAGCTACGAACACCGCTGGTGATTTGATCATTGGTTCAGGATCTAAGTTTGTGGCTGCGATTGAAACCAAACGTGAAATTCTGGTTTACACCGATGCCTCATTACACACACTCAAGTTTATCGGTGCGCCGTTTACTTTCGGTATCTCTCAGATTTCAACAGGTATCAGCATTATTGGACCAAACGCTGCTGTCGCTGTGAACGATGGCGTGTTCTGGATGGGTGAAAATCAGTTCTATGTTTACGATGGTCGTACCACTCAAATCCCCTGCTCGGTTCGTGCAAAAATATTTGACGACCTTAACTTGGACCAGCGTGAACTTGTGACCGCTGCGCTCAATTCTCAGTACAACGAAGTGTGGTGGTTTTATCCGTCGCTCAACTCAACAGAAAACGATAAATATGTCGTCTACAATTACGAAGAAAAGGTTTGGTATTTTGGTACACTAGGTCGAACAGCTTGGGTAGATGCTGAGACGCGCTCTTACCCTGTGGCCGCTGCACCTGACAACAATCTATATAATCATGAAAACGGTAATGATGACGGATCTAACAATCCAGCCACTGCGATTACGTCTTTTATCGAAAGCAGCCCCATGTCACTCGAAGCGGGTGACAAGTACATGCTGACTAACAAAGTGCTGCCCGATGTCACCTTCGCTGGTTCGACAGGCGCAAATCCAGAGGTTACGTTTGAGTTGAGGGCATATAATAATCCGGGTGAAAACTATGGCGAGGCATTAACCAGCGATGTAACTCGTAGTGCCACGAGCCCAGTAGAGCAATACACGGACGAGTTGTATATGCGCCTGCGTGGTCGCTCCTTCTCTCTGCGTTTAAGTAGCTCGGATCTCGGGACTCAATGGCGGGTCGGTGTTCCGCGTGTTGAAGTAAGGCCGGACGGGAAACGATAATGCCACAGCGATCACTTGTACCACCCACAATCTCCGATGCTCCAGAGGAGTATCGCCGTGAGTACATCTCCGACTTGGCTCGTGCCTTGGAGCTTCTGATCGAGCAGGTCAACTCTGAAGGTGAGCTCCGTGCTTCGGCATTGGACAGCACTAAATCACCACTGGTTCTCAAGGATCTACCTACGTCAGCCTCGGGACTTGAAACTGGTTCTGTTTATAATGACAGCGGAACACTGAAGGTGGTAACTTAACGGTTTTTTGGCTATAATGGGCCAACAAGGGATAAAATGATGCAAGGTATTCAGACATTAGGACCAGGTGTAGCAGAAAAAATGGCTGCTATGGGTCAGTTCGAGGACGATCAAATCGCTCACGTTGCTGAAGGTGAGGTGATTGTCCCTGCCCCAATCCTGAAATATTACCCCGAAGTCAAGGATCAGGTCTTTGCAGCGATTAGAGATCAGGGCTTAGAGCCAGAGCAGTTTATTGTTGGTAACGAAATGGTCGCCATCAACCCCAACACTGGCGTTCAAGAGTTTGGGTTCTTCAGAAAACTCTTTAAGAAGATTAAAAAGGTTGTAAAGAAAGCCGCGCCACTTTTACTTGCCGCTGCTTTGCCTATGGCTGCTCCGGCTCTTTTTGGATCGGGCGCAGTATTGGGTGGAGCCGTTGCGAAGATGGGTACGGCTAGTGCTCTTGATGCTGCTTTCAAAGGCGGCAACCTTAAAGACGTTCTAAGGGCTGGTGCTACTGGTGCCGCTGTTGGTGGTATTGGTCAGTTTGCTTCTAATGTAGCGACTAATGGCACTGGTGGTTATATCTCTGGTGCGAACTACAACCCAGCGGCCACCCCTGCACCAACAGCCGCGGCACCAGCCGCGCCAACAGCCGATCCAGCGATCTCATCATCGTCAGTGGCTCCTGCCGCCACCCCGGCGAAAGGTATAGTTAGTGTTCAACAGCCGCAGGTGCAGGCAGCTAATTTTACTCCGGCTGACGCAGGCCTAGACTTTACGCCCGACCCGAATGCTGTGTTCGATGAAACTACCGGCCAGTTTGTAAAGGACAGTGCAGCTAGTTCTGGTTCTGGTTCTAGTGTTAGGGCTCTAGCAGATGTTGCCACTGATGCTAACAAGCTTATGGAAAAGGGTTTCTCACCCGAAAGAGCTCTTAACATCGCGCAAAACAAGGGCGGAGTTCCTGGGTTTACCGATAAAGTAGTAAACGAATTTTCTAACAACCCGCTTCCCGCAACAGGGTATGCTCTCAGCACCGCTTCTATGGCGGCACCTCTCTTCATGAGCGACGAAATGCCGGAGCAGCCTAGCATGACTCTCAACCAAGAAGAGTTAGAGGCACTCTTAAACCAGGGAAACATCCTGAACTATCAAGGCAGGCCCATTGAAGGCATGTACTACAACCCCGAAACAGAGTCGTTTCAGGATGTACCATACGTGCAAAGTAGTGGTATAATGGCAGCGGCCGCTGGTGGACACATCATGGGCCCCGGAACAGGGACTTCGGACAGCATCCCTGCATATCTGTCTGACGGTGAGTTCGTCATGACAGCAGACGCAGTTAAAGGCGCAGGTAACGGTGACCGTAAGAAAGGTGCCGCTAAGATGTACGCCATGATGAACAAGTTTGAAGGACAAGCATAATGCCATCTAATAACTCATCAAGTGCCACCCAAAAAGAGCTTAGAGAAGCTCAAAAAGAGCTTGATCGGCTGAAAGCTCTCAGCGAACAGCAGGCGCAGCAGATTTACGCGTATGAAGAAGGCTTTGATCCAGCCCAAGCTGGCTCGTCACCTCTTTACTCTCAGGGTCAAAACGTAATGGAAAATCTGCCTGACAAAGCAGAAGTTTCAATTGCTATGAATCGCTTGGCTCCGTATCAGGAAGAGTTTCAAAAGGACATCTTCCGTACGACCCGCGAGTTAGCCGACGCACCTATTATGACTCCAGAGCAGCGAGTTGCTGGTTTTAACCCGCTTCAGCAGGCTGCAATCACTCAAGGCCAAGAGCAGATTCTTGGTGTCCGGGATCCCGAGACGGGACAACTCTTGCAGGCAGGCATGGGTATTGGTGGTTATCAACCAATGCTGCAAGAAGCGATTTCTGGTACTCGCGCTTCTACTGGTCAGGCTCTTCGTGCCGAAGGCATGTATGACCAAGACATCACACGCCAGTTCATGGATCCGTTCCAGCAAGAAGTAATCGACGCATCACTGCGTGATATCTCTCGTGCTGGCGAAATGGAACGTCAAAAACTATCCGACGCTGCCGTCGGCGCAGGTGCTTTCGGCGGTAGCCGTGACGCACTTTTGCAAGCCGAGCAGTATCGTGGTCAGATGCAGCAGATGGCTGACACCGCTGCCCGTCTCCGTTCGGCTGGTTTCCAACAAGCACAACAGGCTGGTATGGGCGCATTCGAAGCTGCTCGTGGCCGCGACCTTGGTATTGCTGGCCTGATTGGTCAGGCTGGTGGTCAGATAGGTGGCCTTGCCACACAAGCGCAAGCGCAGGCAGGGCAGGACATTGCTACGCTGCAAGGCTTGGGTGGTATGTCACAAGCGCAGCAGCAAGCGCAGTTCGACGCACAACGCGCCACGGAACTGGAACGTTTGTACGAGCCTTACAAGCGTGTTGGCTTTATGACTGATGTCATGGGAGGCACTCCTAGTGTTCAATCCTCCATGACCGCTACCCCTCCAGCGCAGCAGCCAGCAGGTCCAAGTAGTACTTCGCAGTTTATTGGTTTGGGCATCGCGGGACTTGGTGCTTTGGGCGGATTGGGTTACCGTCCGTTCAGTAATAGTACGACACAGTAGGGGAGCTAAGATTATTATGGGATATTTTAAGAGATTCCTCGAAGAACAAAAGAAAAAACAAGAGCAAGAAAAGATGGCGCGACTTTTGTACGGAGGGGCGCAATCAAGCAATCCTTTGAGCTTTGTCGCGTATCCGGGGCAGGCTCCAATGGGCTATAATAAAGGCGGTGTTGTTGGTGAGCACCGTAAAATGTTCCGTAAGCCGGGCCTCGCTCGTCAGGCTCTTGGTATTCTTGCCTCATCAGGAGAACTGATGAACGAGGTGCAGCCGCGTATGCAAATGGCGCAAGCGGGTGCTGTGAACAAGTCGCTGTTTGACCAAGCCACTCGTATGGTGGACGGCATGATTGCATCCGGTCAAGCACCGGCCGCTAATCGTGATGCTGCTATCAACAACCTTTATCGCTACTATGAAAACCAGGCTCTGATGAACCCTCGCCCCGCTGCCCCGCGTATGCAGGGTTACATGGATCCAGCTAGTGGCCCGATCGATACAACTGGTGTTCTTGCTGTGCCTGCCGCCGCGGCTCAAAAAGTTTCGGGCGGCATAGGATCTATGGTTGATAGCTTCGTCAACCCCGACTCTCCCCCTCCCGGAGAAGCGTTGCGACCCCAAATGGAAGAGGACGATACTCGTATAGAGCGTCTCGCTAAAAACATCGGCTCTGGACTTCTTTCCACCGCGCAGCTTCCCTCTAATATTGCTAAAGGAATCAATCGTGTCGGCTCCGGTGTGGTAGATGTCGCCGCTGGACCAGCCGAGGAACCGATTTTTGATAATCCGCTTGTGACCTCGGCAAAGGCTGAGGACGCTACTGTTGAGCCTACCGCGGACGCTGATAAACTCAAAAACAAGGAGCGGGTGGGCGAAGAATCCGCAAATGCGGACCTTCTCAAACAACTTGAAGCTCTTAAAAAAGAGAATGAAGAGCTTACTAAACTTCCCACCGAAGGGGAAAAAGAAGCTATTGATCCGTTCCTCGAACGCTATAAAGAGATGACCGGCAATGATGAAAATGATTTCTACCAAGCCATGATGACGGCTGGTCTGGCTATCGCTGGCGGAGAAAGTGACGACCCCGTCATGAATATAGCCAGAGGCGCGTTGGCTGGTCTGCAACAATACAGCAAAGGCAAGAAGGATCGCCGCGATTCACTGTTCTTGGCCGAGATCCAAGCACGGAAACTCAAGGCTGCTGAGACACCGGCACAAGTTAAGTTACTTGAGTACTTTGAGAAAAACCCTGAAGCCTTGAAAACATTTCAAAAGTACAATATCAACGAAAGCAGTGCCGAACCTGAAAGAGATCGCCGTGATATTGGGAAAGAGTATGACCTGCCTCCGCCTCTAGCACGTCAGCTACAGCTTGAAATAGAAGTGGCAAAAAGCTTCGGAGAGGTTTTGGATATCGCTGAACGTGCACGAGAGATTAAATCTGGCGGAGCAACTGTCACCAAGTAAGGGGTCTCAATGGCTAAGTTAAACATACCTGGCAGAGGCTCTTTCGAAGTTGATGATTCAGTTCTCAATTTATCTGAGCCCGAGTTACAAGCTTTTGCAAAAGACTTCGCAGCAAAACTAGACGCTGAAGACGACGTGTCTGTCTTTGGCGATATCGCCACGGGCGTAGGTGCGGGTGGCGTGGGTTTCGTGCAGGGGCTCTCGGAACTCGGAGCTTCAACAGTAGACCTTGCTTTCGATACAGACTACAGCCGCGGTGTTACGGAAAGCTTTGAAGAGCTCAAAGAAGCTACGGGTCTTGTGCCGCAAACAACAGCCGGTGAAGTAGCCGAAGCTATTACAAATTTTGGTGTCGGCATCATTCCGGTGCTTGGCTGGATGAGTAGGGCAAATGCAGCAGCCAAAGGCACAAGCTTACTTAAAGCACAAGGAATGCTGGGTAAGTCAGCGGAAGCTTTCGGCAAACGCTATAAAAACATTCTTACAAAAGTTGACGACACAGGTACACGGGTTAATCGATTTGCTGGACAAGCTGCGGTGGGCTCTCTTGCGGCCGGTGCCGCTGATTTCGCAGTCAGCCCCGACGGTATGCACACTTTGTCCGACGCGTTCGACGCAATGCCGGAAGGCTTGAAAACAATCGAGGACACAGGTCTTGAAGGCCGCGAAGAAGCTGCACGTAAGCTACTCAACAAGCTTAAAGTCGCGGCGGAAGGTGCTGCATTCACCACCGCTTTTGAGCTTCTTGGCCCGACAATAAAAGGTGCTTCGTTTGTTATTGGCAACACGCCGGGTGTTCCGGTTATTGCGCGTAATGTTTCTTTCGGGCTAGAAACTTTGGGTGGAGCGATTGAGTCATCTTTTCCAAAAGCCACTAAGAAAGCAAAAGAAGTATTCAGCACGGCACGTGGCGCACCGCGTGAGTTCTACGAACTGACAGAAGACTTAGGCGCACAGATAGATGCTCCCGAGGCTGTTGGTATGAAGCTTTTTACTGATTTCGATAAGAGCGTTCGTAATACTGTATCCCTACAGGGCATCTACGGAAAAGGAAAAGCAAGTCGCCAAGATGCTTTTTCTTCAGCGATTAGATTTCTCGAAGGGGAAGACGATGCCTTAAAAGGCTATGACCAAGAGGTTGTATCGTCGGCCACAGAAATGCGTAATCTGGTTACAAATCTATCAGAAGAGATTTACGACGAGTTGGATATCGCGGTCAAAAAAGGTGACCTACCCGCAGAAGAGTTAAAACCTGTGCTGGGTGCAATTAAGACACAGTTCAACAGTTACCTTCGTCGTATGTATGAAGGACCCATGAATAAGTCTTACAGCGAACTTACACAAGGGCCTGAAAAAGAAACGTATGAAGCGGCTGTGGAAGAAATCTACAGAGCAATTCGAGAAGAAAAAACCAACGCTGGTATAAAAGTGATTGATGAAGAGCTTGCCAGACAAGAGGCGCGGTCCTTTGTTGATGAGCAGCTTGGTTTTCCAGCAGGTTCTTTGGGGGAAAGCGGCGCACCGTTGTCCGCCGTCCGTGTCGAACAAATAGCGGACGACGCAACTCTCCTCAAGCGTAAGCTTAAAGAGGAAGCTGGATCTAAAAAACGTGTTCCTATTTACACCTTGTCAGACTCTATCCTGTCGTCTCGATCAAAGCGTCTAGATAAAGCACCTAGTCTTCGCGGCCTGAAACGAGAGCGGACAGAGGGACGAGAGGCTTTGGAGCACCGCTATCTCAGGACAATCGCAGACATGTCTCGTTTCCGTGAGACAAGCAAATTTTACCGTCAGATTGCCGACGATGCCAGTATGTCCTCGTCCATGAAAGAAGCTGTTGAGGCTGTCAACAAAGGTATGCCGGGTCCGATGATTATCCGTCCCGCTACTGAAGCAGAAGGGTTTGGTCAAGAAACAATCGATGACTTAATGAAGCTGACGGACGCTGGGTACACAATACTCAGGGACGACAACAACAAGGCAATCATCTCCAAGTACGGCCCACTTACAGGGGGACTTATTCGTAATGATGCATATGAAGCGATCACTGCAATTCAGCGCACTCCGGACGGGGTTTTCGATGCTGCTTGGTCTATGGCTCTACAAGCTAAAGGTATATCGCAGATGGGCATGACGGTACTTAACCCGATTGGTCAAATAAGGAACTTTAACTCAAACCACTTTGCTCTTATGGCTAACGGCAACATTATGAATGGTGCCGATATGGTAGACAGTATGAGAATTGCAGCAGGTAAAGCATCTAACTTAGCTGACGATGATTTCCGTAAATTCTACGACCTTATGGGTGAGCAGGGGCTGCGTGACCAAAGCTTGACCATGAATGAATATCGTTCGCTTCTCAGAGAGGGTCGGGGTATCGACCGATTAGGCGCAAGCACCACTTCAGAAATGATTGAGAAAGTTGTTCGTGCGGTTCCGGGTGTTAAGACAGCAGAAGCTGTCTACGCCGGAGTTGATAACATGGCTAAGACAGTGGCATTTGCGGGAGAGCGGGGCAAGTATGCCGCTGCTATTCGTAAGGCTGGATTAAATGTAGATGATGCGTTCAAGTTAGCTGATGGCGACAGTGTCTTGGCGCGTGATTTTGTAAACCAAGGTATTGCTGTTCGTCCTCAGTCTCTTTCTGAAACAGAGAATTTCTTAAATGTTTTAGCTGGAGACATTGTTAAGAAAACAATGCCTATTTACTCTCGTGTACCGGAGGCTATTCGAGCAGTTCGTCGGGTTCCTGTTATTGGTAACTTCGTAGCCTTCCCGGCGGAGAACATCCGTAACTCTACCAACATCCTGAACCAGTCTCTTAAAGAGATGGGCTATAAAGTTGGTGACGAGCTCCGCGCACAAATTGGAGACAAAGCTGCCGCTAGACTTGAGCGTCAAATCAGAACCATCGGCGCACGTCGCGCTATGGGTGCTTACGCCTCTATCTCTATGATACCGGCAGCGATCGTCGGAGCGAGTAAAGTTGCTTCGGGCATGAGCGACGAAGACTACGAAGACTTCATGAATAGTGAGGTCCCAAGCTATCTACGGGATCACACTCTTGTTATCTTGAACGACAAACCGGGATCGACAGAGTACATGGATCTCAGCTACATGATGTTCTACGACTATCTGAAGACACCTCTCAAGAACGCTATCAGAGAATACAACAACAAAGGTGAAATCGGCGCATCAGAGGCAGAGCAGATTATGACCGGTGCTTTGGCTGGTATGTACGGTTACCTCGAACCATTCGCATCGGAAGCTATTGTGGCTGAACGTTTGATTGATGCAACCGTTCGTAATGGCCGCACGGCTACTGGAGCTTCGATCTACGGAGTGAACGACAATCCCGGTGAGAAAGCGCAGAAGGGCTTCTTGCATGTGCTTGGCGGCATGGAACCGGCCGCGCTTAAACTGTTGTACGAAGTGAAGTCTACTGGACTTGAAAAAGGCCGACTGGTTCGCGCTTTTACAGAAACACCGTCAGCCACTGGCGCGGAGTACACAATCCCGGAAGAGCTTCTGACCTTATCAAGCGGCCTACGTAAACTAGAGACCAACAAAAGACAAAACCTGTTCTATAAAGGATCCGAGTTTAGTCGTAATCGTACCGGCAGCGTCACAGAGTTTACTCGTTTTGCCAAGCGCAACGACGTAACACAGGAACAAGTAGAGCAGCAGTACACTGAGTCGATGGGCGATTTGTTCAGGGCTCAACAGCAGCTACATCGAATTGTGTCTTCATATCGAAGAAGAGGCATGTCGGACAATACTATTCGTCGTTCTCTGCGGGATGCAAATATCGGTAAGCGTGATATAGCTTCTGTTATGCGCGGAGAGTTCCGACCCTACCGTGTCAGTAATCAACTAAACAAATTCTTGATAAACGAGGAAGATCGTCAGGGTTTGAAGCGTGTTCTGCGCCGTGTTGATCGTGGTCGCATGAACAAATTGTATCAAGAACTGCGCGGAAAATCACTTGAAGAAAGTTTTGACGAGATTCCGGGCGATCAAAGCTCTTTGCAAAGCATTGAAAACATTGAAGAAAAACGACCTCTCTCGTCGCCTGTAGCATCGAATGCCGTACCTATGGACACCGCTACGGGACCAGAGGCATCATTTGACCTGTCCGGTTTGTCCGATTTCTCCGTATCA